TCAGATGCCGAACGTTTTGAACGGCATCGAGCTTGGTTTGATGGTCTGCTTGCCGGCCAGCAGCGCTCGTGCGTGTTCGTCGGTCTTGTCGCTCTTCATCCTGTTGCAGATGCGGTGAGTGAGCCTGCAGTTAGTGAAGCTGTATGGATCGCCGCCTCGTGAGACTGGTATGAGTTCGTCTACTTCGGCGCTCATCGGATGTGGTGTCTTCAATGTCTTGTCGACTGGCTTGCCGCAGATGGCGCACACGTCGTATGCGGCCAGGACTCTTGCCCTGAGTTGTCTGCGCCGCCAGCCGTTGCTGACGCGCTCGTTGCGCCGCTTGCTCATGTGGCCTCCCACGTGTATGGGGCCTGGGGCGTTATGGATTTGTCAATGACTATCTTCGCCGTTGGCTTGCTGGAATGCCGGTATAGGGCTCCCGTATATGGACACTCCCGCGTCTTGTAGGCTCCCCATCATCTGCGAATACCGGTTACTACCCCTCCCGGATTGCTTAACGCCACTACTGGGGATTGTTTCATACCCCGGAATCCTTAAACATTCGGATTCGCACGCCTGTTCTTGCGCGTCTCCTGCCGCCGTCTTATAGCGGCAGGCATCTGATAGACATAATTCAAAAACGTTGCAAGAAATCCGAGCATATCATCAGCATCCTCCTCACTGACAGGTTCAGTGAAATCGCCGTGAGCCATGTCATTGCCGAGATAACGTATCTCATGCGCCTCATCTTTAATCTGCTCGCTGATCACGCCATTGGCTGCCAGCTCATCAATTTTCGAAGCGAGATTGCCTTTCGTCACTTTCTTGTCTTTGGCCGTCGCTTCAAGTACGCTGCGGGCCATAAGGATCGCAGCTCGATAGGAACGAATACTAAAGCAGGCATATGCCTCGCTAGCAGCATCTGCGATATGTTGCAGCACGTCTTCGAACTCCTTTCCTAAAGGCTCATCTGGGAGCCAAACGAACGGTTGGCTCCCGTCGTTCTTAGAAAATACCGAATTCGCATCGAAACGATCAAAGCCATCGTCTACATACGCAGCCATTAATGCGATATTCGGATATCCGCAATAATCACATTTGAAGAAAGCGGCCCAAATCGAATCCTTATCGGTTTGATATGAGTCGCCCATTCTGGTCATGTGCGCAACTTGATGACAGTGCCAGCAGATTCTTGAAGCCATGCCATTGATTCTACGCTTAAGTGCCTTCGGCGAGATTCGAACCCGCGTCCACACGCGGCCACAAGGAAGAGAATCCAATAAAGACTCGCGGCCGGTACAATCTACCACTGATTCCTACGAAGGCATGGACAGGCGGTTTGAGCATCACCGCATCACGTGAACGCGGGATTGGCTTGCCTGCCGCTGTTGGTGTATGCCCACTCTGACGTGGGTGGGCGGAGCGTGTCCGATATGCCGTTCGGACAGGACGGGATATAACCCAAGGAGTTAGGAGAATCCATCGGTGGATATGAAAAGGGTTCAAACCGTTTTCCGGTTTGAACCCTTTAATCCACTGACAATTCTGCCTTGCACTTTGAAAAATGTCAAATCACGTCATGCCGGGCGAGGCGCGCGTGTACGTCGGACAGGCGGTACAGCGGCTGTCCCTTCTCGTTTCTGCCGGCCGGTTGGATCCTGCCGCGCTTGCGCCACGAGTAGATCGTGTTCACGCTGCACTGGAAACCGCATTCGCGCAGCAGCTCCGCGCACTCCCCCGCCGTGAACGCCCTGCCGGATTCGATGCACTCCTTCAGGAACCCCAATCGCACGTCGACCACGCGATGAGTGTTGCCGCACACCGGACAGTCAACATTTACCGCGCCGACCTCCGCACTCAGCTCCACGCCGCACAGAGGATTAAGGCACCTGCCGATACCATGCTTGGATGGCGGCACGTCGATGATGCCCAGCGTCTTGCGCGCCAACCGCTCCCAGTCATGCCAAATCAGACCAATGTCCGGCAATCGTGAAAGACGATTGCAATCCGCGCAGATACTCAGGCATTTCAACACGGACGGATGAATCATGCTATCGGCCCATGGCATGGCGGGCGGAGCATACAACCGGCGCCAGAGTGCGATCGCGGCATCCTCGATGGCCTGCATGTGGTCGAGCACCGGCAATCGGATTGGCGTCGGCGCGGCTGGAAGGTTGACGCGTCCAGGCTGGCGGCCTCCGTAGTGCGCGGTCGAGTCCAGGAACTCATGCAGCGAATCCAACCATGATGGATATTCCCGCAGCCAGCCGCGCATCAGCCCATCGCATCTCGCGCACATGGTGTCGCCGACAGCGCATCCTCCGCCGCAGACGAGGCACACGCCGGCGAGCGCTGGCTTGTTTTGGTTGGTTTGTGCTGGTTGTGTCTGGTTTGGTGTTGGTTGGGATTCGTTGGTTGGTTCGTTCATTTGTTCGATTCCCTCCGGCTGGTGTAGTCTGGTTTGTGGTGATGCCAGGAGCCCGGCCGGAAGGTCGGGTTTCTTGTTATTCGTGGTGTTGTTGGATGATTGCTTTGATTTCCTCTTTGGGGACTTGAGGAACCAGTGGCGAGATCTCATCGAGGCTGTATCCGGCCTGATGCCATTTGACGATCATGTCCATGAGTATTTTCTTCATTTGTATTCCTCCACTGCGTTGCATCCGATGTATGTGCCTCGGTCTTTGAGGCATGCCCACGTCACGTCTCCCGTCTTGACTGTTTCCATTTGAAAATCGTGGTGGGTGGCCGTATACCACTGCATGAAGATGCATGTGCCGATGGTGAGGAAGATGATGAGCATGCAGGTGATGACGGTGCAGATTATTGTCTTCTCGGTGTTGGTCATTTGGCCTCCAGATATGGGTTTTCTGTGGTGTGTGGCGGGAAGTCGCATTCCTGGTCTTTCCATCCGGCTGCGTAGCCTTCCTGCCATGCCTTGCGGCGCTCGTGTTCCAACCATTCACGGCTGTACATGGTTTCCGGTTCGTCGTGTCTCATGATTTCTCCTTTTTAGAAAAGTGTTTGCTGTTCGCTGTCTTCGGATTGCGGCCATCCGAAATCCGATAGGTCATTCACCGGCAGTCCGGCCCACGGATCAGGATTGCCGGGCACCGGCCGCATTTTCGGAAAACCAGGAAGCGTCGAATAATGGAATCCGTTGTCGCCCACTTCCGCCGGCTTGACGCTGACGGGCATCAGGCCGCATTCGTGCGCGCCCAAATATTGGCCGTCCGGACTGATGCCTAATGGTCCGGCGACGGTTTCCAATCTGACGATGTCCATGTGGGACACGTGCCGGATGCGGATAAGCGGCCTGTCAAGGATGATCGCAGTGACCAGGTCGTCGCCTTCGATGATTCCCGCGTCCCATGACTGCCAGACCACGTCCCTTTCGCTGAAAATCCACCGGCCGCATGAGCACACGACCGGAAAGAGATGCGCTGGATTGCCTTCCGGGGCGAACCGGCGCATCCACTGCGGCGGTTTCCGGCTCATCCCATCATCCGCTTCCAAAAACCGTCGGACGCCGTCACAAGCCGGTATCCACAGTATGGGCAGGTGGCATAATATGCGCCGACGCGTTCTCCGCAATGCGCGCATTCGATAAGTCGGATTGCCTTGCTCGTTCCAGTCATATTCTTCGACATAGTCGACCCCTCCTTAGCTGAGGCTTCGTTTGATTGATTTCCAGATCCGGTCGAGTTCGGCATCGGCCAAACCGCTATCCCTACCGCGCTTCAGCAGGTCATCGTGAATCTGCCGTTCGTTTTCCGGATGATTCTTCAGCCGTCCGTACGCCCACGCATGCAATGTGCTGTTGCGTTGGCCCTCCGGCACCGGCGTCATATCCGGCATGCCATTGGAAATCGACGTGGCACGCCTATCGGCCATGACATCGTCCAAGCTCAAAGCGGGCGCCTCCGGCTTCGGCTCGTTCGTGTAACCGAAATCCTTGAGCATGCGCATGACCGCCTCGCTCGCCTCCGGCACCACGCCGGCGGGCAGATCCGCCAGCTCATACCGTTTGCCGTCGATGACGCTGCCAGGGCCAAGCACATAACCCCTATTGCTCACACGCAGGTCGATCGGCAGATTCTGCTCATGCACCGCGTTCTTCAGCAAGCCGATATCCATGCCGGCCGGCATGCGATAGTACAGGTGCACGCCATGCGGTGTTTTCGTGACCAACGTGGCCGGCAATTTATCGGTACCGTAGTCGCCCGTCAACGCCTGCAAGCACTGCCAACCGTCAGGACCACCATCCTCGGACGGCTTGTCGCAGTCGATGACGAAACAGTCGCCAAGCGGAACGACCGCATAACGACTCATCTGACCGGTGATAAACGATGCATCCACGTGGCTATCGTCAGACGGATTCAACCGCTTCCACGACAACGACACCTTCCCGTCGACCGGACCTCCGGCCTTTCGTGCCTTGCCTTCGCATGGAGCGAAACCGACATGGCCATCCAACGCCGATTCGACGATTCCGGCCAGATCCTGACAATCGCCCACATCATCCAACGGGAGCAGACTGTCACGAGACGGCTTCGACAATGCCGTCTGCCACCAAGTGTCGGCTGGCTCCGTCTCGTTGTCGAGAGCGGCCTTGCGGTACGCGTCGAAACGGTCACGGTTAACGACGCGGACGACGCGCGGCTGTCCCTTGCCAGGCAATGCCCTGGAACGCGCGTTCTCCAATCCGAGCACGTCCATAAGGGATTGCGGAATGGTCGTGTGGAATTCCTTACGGTAGTCGCCTTTCACGGCAACCGGGTCACCATACTGCTCTTCGTTCGACGCGATCTCGCTGATCAGCCAAAACATCTCATCCGAGATGTTGCGGGCAGGACTCAGATTCACGATCTCCGGCTCGTCCGACCTCTCCCACAGACGGCACGACAGGACGAAGAACGCTGCGGGATGCCGATGGCAGAAACCCTCGATCGCATGATACTGGTCATACGATCGACCCTTCGACTGGTGGAATTCGACCTTGATGAAACGGCGCGAGTCCGAATTCTCGCTGGAATCGGCGAACTGCATGTTCGTCAGGTACAGCATCGTCGCGGTCGGCGTGACGACACGATACCTGCCTCCCGTCACTCGCGCGTTCATTTGCGAACCGGTCGACAATGCTCGCAGCAGGGGGAGCATGTCTTCGGTGACCGCGCACGCCTCATCGTCATAGGCGAACGCCTTGCCGTCCATCTCATCGTTCATCGATTCGCGGCCAAGCGTATAGCCGCCGCCAGCGCAATAGCCTTGCACGCTGAAGCCGGGAAACACCTTGCCGACACCCAACACGCCAAGCAACGCCTGACGGGCGATCAGCGTCTTGCCATCACCACCGTGGCCGGACAGCACGTAGGAAAGCTGCTTGAACGGTTCCAGCCACGGAGTCGCGAACATGCGGCACAGGTTCGCATAGGACTTTTCGTCGACGGTCAGCCATCTGAGGATGCGTTCCGCGTCCTTCAACGCCTGATTGCCCATGCCAACGGGAGTGAACGTCTGTGTGACGGCGATATCCGGCTCGTCCCGCAGGCAAACGACTTTGCCGTCGCGGCGCACCCATACGCATGGGTCGCAGCGTACTCCGCGTTCGACTTGTTCGAACCATTGGCTTCGCTTTGCCTCGCGTAGAATCGTGGCCGAATAGAGCGGATTGCGGTCGCTGCTGCGCGCGTTGCCGCCGATATGGTATTCGTCCTCGATGTTTTTGACTGGATGCCAGCTGTTGAGCAGCAGTCGTTCGCCTTCGTGGTCGGCCATGTCTGGGTCGCGGCGCCAGAGCCTGTCCTGTGACGGACAGTAGCGCAAATGGCCTTCGCGGAGTTCCCATATGGCTTTCTGGTAGCCCGCCGCGACGACGGGCTCTTTTTTGCGGTGGTCTTCCTCGGTGCCGCCTTGGCAGACGAGTTGGAGATTGCGGCCGTCGATGGTCGTGACGATCGTGCAGTCGTTCGCTGGCGTGAACGTGAGTTCGAGCAGATGAAAGATTCCTGCGAATCGTGCGGGCAGGCTCTCGGTAAGAATGGGCTCGTATTTGCGGTAGTCTTTCATTTTTCACCTCCTTGTTTGCCGCGTGCCATCGAGTGTGCCGTTCCACGGCCTATACACACAACACAAAAACAACAAAATAAATACATATATAAGAAACAACGGAACATTGGAATAGTTGTATATATATGTTTGGTTTGGTTGGAATTCCAACGATTCCACTGTGCCAAAGTTTTGGCACAGAATGGCACATGTGCCGTTTTTTCTGATGATGTGAGCTGTTCACTATGCCACCCTGTGCCTTTTCAGAGATTTCCTCTCGAAGAGATTCATCATGTTCGGGGCAGCGTCCGTCGCAGCCGCGACAGGCGTGGCGGACGCTGTAGTCAAATTCGACGGTTTTAGAATTCAGGCTCTCGTCCACTGCCTGCGCCGAGCGCGTTGATGACCTGGTCGACCGGCTTGCCGAGGAGTCCTGCGATCTCCTGCGCGGTCTTTCCCGCAGCGGCGAGCTGGCTTATGGTCTGCCTGTCGCTCGCGGTCAATTCGTTTGGCTGTCCGATGGTGGCCGGCTGGCCGTAAGCGGACTGTTGTGGCTGCTGTGGCGCATACTGCTTTTGTCCTGCCTGCGGGTCGTTCATCGCCGCGTTCAGATCGGACTGTTTCTTCGGCGTGACGACGTAGTCGTAGATCTTCGCATCGTTGTATCCGCGGGTCTTGGCGGGCTGTGTGCGGGCGAACGTGGCTTTCAGATGGTCGCCGACGTTCGGATGGTCGCCGACTCCGGCCTGACGGCATGCGAGGCGCAATTGGCCGATGTTGTAGCCTTTGACGTACACTCCGCGGATGCCGCTGTCGCCGACCCTGTCGGGGTCCTGCAGGCTGGTCTGCAGGTGGATGACGACCTGCGGCTTCGGCTTGCCGTTGGGATAGTAGAGGGGTTCGCCGGTGGTGAAGTCGGTCTGCTGTTCCGCGCGGATCTCCACGATTTCGCCTTCCACGCTGGTGCCGATCGGATCGTCCTTGCTGAACGCGCTGGGCGCGCCTCCCTGCATGACGTCGTCAAGGCTTAACGTTTCGGCGGGCTGCTGCTGCGCCTGTTGTGGCCGGTAGCTGGCTCCGCCTTGCTGGGTGAATCCGCCACCGTAATTGTTGTTTCCGAACATTGTCTTTTTACCTTTCTATTTTGTGTAGGTGGATTCGAGCAGCCCGATGAGCTGCCCCCATTTGTCCGGTATCGCCGGATATTGGTTTTGGTTGAGCTGGGAGAGGTCTCCGAGCTGGTCGTCCGGCCAGCTGCCGCATTGGAAGCAGTGGGTCGGACTGGTTGGCAAAGCGTGTATCCACGCGTCGCGCACGTTTGGTCCGTCCGATTCCTCGATGAGGTCAAGGAGGTTGACGAGGAGTTGCGCGCGGCTGAGCGCCCACCGTCCGGGTTTCGGGTCGAAGTCGAATTCGACCGGCAATGCGTCGGCCAGACTGACGCTGTTCCTGGGCAGGAAGTAGATCGCGTTCCTTTTGCAGGGTTCGCCGTCGTTTTCCAATCCGATGCCGTACAGGCTCGCCTGTATGCGATATTGCTGGCTTGGACCGTTGGCTTTGACGTTGCGGATTGTGGTGGGGCCGGTGATTTTCCAGTCGATGGTCGTGTTGTTTTCCGCGTCGTACAGGTCGATGCTGCCGTGGATGCGCTGATGGCCGTGGAGTCCGTGGATGCTGCCCACGTCGACGTGTCTTTCGGCGTCGAAGCGTTTCACGGCCCATGGTTCTCCTCCATCGTCGTCTGGGACGGTGAATTCGTCCTTGCGGCCGTTGAACAGGTGTTCGAATCTTGAGTGGACGCACGTGCCGATGAATGGCAGCCATGCGGCCGACTGGTGTTTCTCCCATCCGGCGAGTCTGGCGGCCAGGCAGTGGAGGCAGTCGGTGCCGAGTTCGCTTGGCCCGATCTCCTTTTGCAGGTTTCGTGGCTGGTTGGCGATGTGTGCTTCGATGATCAGGCGGATTTCCTTCCATTCGTCCGATTCCTGCGAAGCGGATGGTGTGGCATCGACGAGTGCGGTGCCCATGTTGGCTTTCATGACTGTTTCAAGGTCGAGTTGTGAGCTCATATCCCACCCTTCCGCATTCCTCGTCGAGACGGGCCCAGAGGAAAGCCGCCAAGTCCCCCGCCTCTTGTGTGTCGATGATGTAGGCTTCGTCCATGAATCCGGGCGCCTTGTCGTAATGGTCGAGCGTCTTGCTGAGCGCGCGGCCGACCGCCTCCTGGCTGATTGGAACGCGCGTCATTCGACCACCAGACTTGCCGCACCGGTCTTCACGCACCCGCGCAATGCTGGCTCGCCGACCTGGCTGACGATTTCGGACAATGCCTTCGGTTGGATCCGATAGCAGTCGGCGTACTGTTGCACAGGAAAACGCCGTTCGAATGCTCCAGCATCGAGATTGCGTTTGCCTTTCCGGATTTTCACGGTCAACGGTCCGGCAGCGTATTCGCCGGGCTCGCGGTTCTCCATGAGTTCGGCTTTCAATCCGTCGGCTTCTTCCTGCAGGTCGGCGATGCGGCTTTTCAGTTCCACGTACCGTTTGGCCAATGTTTCGAGATTCTGCGCGCTCATTTGCTTGTTCCTTTCACGATGATGCTGGTTTTGGTGGGGATGACGCTGGTCTGGTGGTGCGGGTAGGAGCGTCGGTGCGTTTCCACGACGTCGAACGCGGGCATGGTTCGCATGGCCGGCCCCAATGGTCCGCACGTGCGGCAGTACGGCATGTGTCCCCTCTGCTTGCTCATTCCACGTCCTCCACGGTCGATTGCGTCATGCCGTCGTCTTCGGTGGCGGGATTCGTTTCCTCGCACCGTCGGCTGATGATCACGGTGTCGCAGGTCCTTGGATTGCGTAGGAGCCGGCTGATGGCCGCGCCTTCCTTGACGACGTTCTGGCAAATGTCGATGCATTTCGCGACAGTTCCGGCAGGCGTGCCCATCAGCCCCTTCTTTTCGATGGTCTGGTCCGCTTTGTCGATGAATGCCGCGGCTGCGTCGCCGATTTTGCTGGCCGCCGGGTAGAGGCTCGCGAGGTCGGCGCTCATGTCCTCGTCATCGATGAGGGTCTGCACAACGTATTCACTGGTGTTTTTCATGGTGTTTTCTCCTATCTGGGTATGTATTCCTGTTTGAAATAGATGCTTGCCTGTGTGTGTGGCGTGTATGGCTGGCCGTGCCATGTGAGCGGATCGCCGCTTTTCCGTTTGCGTGGCCTGCCGTGCGCGCCAAGCACGTACTGGTCGGGACGGTGCACGTGCACGCTGGCTTCGATGATCTGCCGGTCGTCCATGTAGGCGACGCCGTTCAACGCGTCGGTGAACAGTTTCGCCAGATTGTCCCAATCGCGTCCGCGCCGTGTTGCCGTCCAGAACGTGAGCGCCAGACAGACAGGGCCTTCGTAGGGTGGCAGGCGGGGATACTGGTTGCGCCATTCCGAGTACACGCGGTTCTCGGCCTCCCGCGTCCGCGTCGGGGTGATGCCGTGTCCCTGGTAGACGCGTGGACGACCTTTCGACTGCGGGTCGCCAGGCACGGTGAGCTCGCACACCATTGGCCATTCCGGCAGGCTTAATGTTTCGAGACTCAATCCAGGTCACTCCAATCGGGCGTTCTGCCGGTGGTGAGGAAGCCTCCGCGTCGGGTCCGCGCGTTGACGAGCAATCCCATGCCGGCGAGCCTGTGCACGTCGCCCATCACGGTGCTCCGGGGGATGTTGAGCCGTAAGGCCACCTTGTGGCTGCTGGGCGTCACCCCGTCCATCTGCAGTGCGATGATCGTCTCGTACACTCGTTGGATACGTGGCTTCACGTCCTGGAGCCCTCGGCGTCTCATCCGCGTGATGTACGCGTGCTCGTCGTGGAGGAGCCGGTCGAGGTCGATGCCGGTCTCCTGGCTCCATGTCTTCGGCGAAGTGTGGTGGCCGTGGCTTCGGGATGCGCCGTAGCGGATGCTGCCGCGGTTGACCGGAGCGTACTTCGCGTGCAGTTGGAGGCTGTTGGCTCCGCTAGGCATGATCGTCGTCCTTTCCGTCGTATTTGGGTGCGAATTTGACGGTCAGCCATGCCGCGGAGGCGATGTACACTCCTTCGACCATGAGCGCCGTGTTCATGCTGCCTCCATGCCAGGTGAGCATGATGGTCAGGCTGGCGATGAGACAGACGCTTGCGAGAGCGAAGAGGATGCGACGCAGCATGTAGTTCGGTTTCCTTTCCCGCTGGTCTTCGAGCCGGTAGTCATTGTCGGTCATTTGTTTTCCTCCAGTTCCTTGAGGATGCGATTGCATTCGCGGCGCATGAATTGGACATCAACCTTCGTGAACGTGAAATCGGCGCGTCCGGCCGAAGTGAAGAAGCTGACTTCGACTTCGGCGTGGTGGTCACTGGTCTCGTTCTGGTGTTTGCGGACGCGCATCTGCAGCGCGCCATTCGCGAACTGGCTCATCGTGTGCCTCCTATCTCGTTTTGCAGCAGGTATGCGAATGTTTCGAGGTCTTTCGCCTGGATGCCGGCGAGCGTGAACGTCCCGTTGACGGTGAGTTCGATGAGTTGCGCGGTTCCGTCCGCCAGGAGACGGAACGCGTAGCCGGTGCGTCCGACCAGGATGATCTTCCCCGACTGCGGCGGGGCAGGCGGATTCAGCCTCACGGCCTGTCTGATGCTCATATGTCACAGCTCCTTGTTGATCGTGTCGACGATGAGGCCCACGATTCCGGTGACGTCAAGGTCGACGTAGCCGACGATGTGGCCGAGAGGCCTCATGGCCTCCGCATCCCCATCCGCGAACGCGTGGACCAGTTCGCCCCGTGTCTCGAATTCGTCGAACACCGCCTGCACGCAGGCCTTGCGAATCGTTTTCATGCCTATTCCTCCTCGTATTCGGTCGTGCACTGGTACAGGTGGTCGCGGAAGTATTCGATCATCGGCTCCTTCGGGTACATGACGGTCCTTCCGACCTTCACGAATTTCGGGCCGATGCCGTCGCTTCTCCAGTGCGCGAGCGTGCTTTCCTTGATGCCGCAGCGGTCGGCAATGTCCTTCGTCGTGTTCATCGGCTTCAGGACCTCAGCGAGCGCAGCGAACGTCGTATCGTCTTCCATCACGCGCCTCCTTTGCGTGTGCGATGCCGGGCGGCGTTAGGAGAACCGCCCGGCCCTCTCCTAAACTCGGTGTCATCCCGCATTTCCGACGTGCGGGCCGAACAGTTAGGAGAAGAATCATGCTCACACAGCGACAGGCACTCGAAGAGGCGAGAGGAAACATCGCCTGCGGAACCAGCATCGCCGCGCGAATCAAGGAGACCTCGCAGAATCCCGAGATTCGGGAACTCGCGAAGGCTGTCTATTTCATCGGATTCGGCAGCCAGCAGATCGTCAACGCCTTCACCGACTCCGGCAGGATAAAGGATCTCTAGAAGGAAACGGCAGACGGCTTCCATCTGTCCAAGCACGGCGGCGGCAGCGGCGGCCTCCCTCAACTGCTCGAGGCCTCTGCCGCCGATCGACGACATGGCGAAGGTCGAATCAATGAGGTCGACGCTTGTCTTCGGCTGCGTCGCGGTGATGAGACGGTTCCTCAAATCATCGAACGCGGAGAGCATTGCCCTTTGCATGTTCTTGTCCATCACGCGCCCGCTTCCAACGTCGGCTTGAGGAACAGGTTGGTGAAGTACGTCTGTCCCTTGCCGGTGACTTTCGGCGTCTTGTTGATCGTGGTGTGTCCGTCGGCGTGCGTGACGGTCGTCTCCTTGATCTCGAACAGTCCGAGGTTCATGCTTTTCTGTGTCGGCATGTTCCAGCTGGAGCCCTTGGCTTTGATGAGCCATCCGTGTTCTCGCAGCCACGCGAACAGGCGCTTCTGGCCGATGTCGATGCCGTTGCCTTTCAGGATCTTCGCAAGGTCGCCCACGAGGATGGACGTTTTGGCGCTTTCGACCGCGTTGGCGAACAGTACCTTGCCTTCCTGCGCCTTGAGTTGCCGCGCCTGTTCGTCGACTTTGGATTGCAGCCATTTCAGGCTGGCGAGCGCCATCTGTTCGGGTGTCATCCGTTCCTGGCCGGCCATGTACCCGCCATGCCTGCGAATCGAAGGCAGCACCTCATGAGTCACCCAACGCTGGAAACGTTTCACGAACGCTTGCGCTTCCGTGTCCTTCACATATGCGGCTTCGCGGTTGAGGATTGCGCGGTAAAGACCGGACTCGGTGAGAATCGTCATGTTCTGCATTCCACTGGGGGTACTCACTTCATGCGTACCCTTCTCGTCATCATCGAGATTTCGGGTGAGGTTCGCTGCGTCGCGGTAGCCGAGAATCTTGGCGATGTCGGAGGCGACGAATATCACCGTGTCACCATCGGCGAGCGTCCTGATCTTGTTTCCTTCAAATTCAAACGGCTTGATTTCGTTGCTCATGCTGCTAGCTCCTTGTCTTGTTTTGTCGATTCGAAATATTTGTCGAGGTCGCTTTTCTTGTAGACCACGGTTCGCGTGCTTGGCTTGTAGTAGATCGGGCCGCTTCCTCTGAAGCGAAGCTGCGCGAGAGTCTGTGTGCTCAAACCCATATATTCAGCAGCCTCTTCTGGAGTCATCAGAGGGTCTTTCCTGATGGGATGATCTGTAGCCACCGTCTATCAACTCCTTTCGTTTTGCAAGTTGTGTTTTATTTATACGTCTTGTTTCTTTCGTATTGAAAGTTTTTGTAATGTTTCTGCACATTTCTTTCACATTGAAAGATTTCAATTAATAGGGAGCGTTATAATTTACATAACGAAAGAATTGGAGGCAGAGATGGCCAGAACATATTCGAAGACAGCATTGGGAGAGCGCCTTGCGCGCTATCGCAAAGCTGCTGGATATACAACTGTTGAGGCGTTGGCGGCTGCGATCCCGGGGCATTGGATAAGCAAAGGAACGATCACCAATATCGAGGTAGGCAGAAAGGCCGATATCACCATTCAGGAATTGATAGCCCTATCACGTGCCATTGGTGTGACACCTTTGGCACTGGTGTGCGATCTGGAGCAGCCGTTCTCGAAATACAAAGAACAATCCTTTGCCGATACGAATGTGACCAATGAGGATGTTGCCAGATGGTTCAATCCATCCAACCAATCGGGCGGCGACGATGACGTCATGTCCTGGTTCGAATCGATGTGCGGCAAAAGCATATCCACGCCAGCAGAGGACGTCTCCGGAATTTGGGATGAGGTGGAAATATTACGCACCTGTCTCAATCAGGCCGAGGTGCTACTCGTTGAAGGCACCACGAGCATGAACAATGGAGATGCAAGAGAAGGTCTTCAGATGATCAATAGATCTCGCAGCTTGTTTGATAATGCAATGGGATCCATGAGCCGACTCGAATCCATGGGCGTGCAAGTACCGGAGTCGTTGAAGCAGCGCATAGGTGGAGGCGCTTATGGCGTTGCGGCCAACACTGACAGGAACCGTGATCTGGAGGCGGAGACTCCGGATGAGTGATGTGTTCCGCGGCTTTGCGAAAAACTACTATTATACACCTTTTTCAAATTATTAAAAATGACCGAATTCGACCACTTTTACGGTGGATAAGTCAAAATCGTTGAAAGGACAACGAAATGCCGGTGGAAAAGTCATCAAGAATCCATGCAAAAGATGTCGACGTGACCATTCACGCCGTCAACGGCGAAGACTACATCAGTCTCACCGATCTCGCCAGACACAGCAGTGACAGGACAGGCGAAGTCATCCGACGATGGCTGCGCCTATCGGACACCATCTCATTCCTCAGCACATGGGAGAAAATATCGAATCCAAAGTTCGACAGCGATGCGGCCGCAGCGATCTTGGCCCAATCCGGCCGTAACATCTTCTCCCTGTCCGCATCGGAATGGATAAGCAAAACCAATGCCATCGGAATCCGTTCGGAACGCGGACGTTCCGGAGGGACATACGCCCACAAGGACATCGCATTCGCTTTCGCATCATGGATAAGCCCGGAATTCCACCTGTTCGTCATCAAGGACTACCAACGCCTCAAAGACGCCGAAGCACAACGAACCGGAATCGAATGGCACGCAAGGCGAGAACTCACCAAGACGAACTACCGTCTCCACACCGACGCAGTGAAGGAATCACTCCAAGGCAAGGACCTGTCCAAGTTCAGGGAACGTATCGAATACGCGTCAGAAGCGGACGTCATCAACCTCGCCGTATTTGGAATGAAAGCGGCGACATGGAAGACGAATCACCCCGGATGGAAGGGGAACATGCGCGACTACGCCACTGTCAGAGACCTGGTCATACTCCAGAACATCGAGGCTCTGAGCGCCGCGTACATATCGCAGGGGTACAGCAAAATCGAACGCTTCGAGATGCTCAAGAACGAGGCCGACAGGCAAAGGGAAAGCCTCAAGGACGACGTGCCATCGATAGAACGTCTGCGGAACATCATCGAGTCCACGGAAGAGATCAGGGAAACGAATCGACCTGAAATCGAAACGCCGGACGAATAGCGGAACCCGTTAGGAAAACCGGCCGAAACAGGAAAAAGAGAAGGGAAACATCGACGGTAACGATCGAATCACTGAGACGACAGGCCATGCTGATGCGTATCCGCATCATCGAGGACACGCTCCCACAGGGCGTCTGTGGATACTGGCACGACGCCAGCCGCACCATATGGCTCCACGACAAGCTCAACAGCAGGCAACGCCTATGCACCCTGCAGCACGAGCTTATTCACGCCGGACACCACGACCCGGGATGCGGCGGCCGATACGGAGCCAAGTGCGAGTGCCGCTGCCGCAGGGAGACCGCGCTGGCATTGATCAGCCCCGTGGACTACGGCATCTCCGAGGAGATCTACGGAGGCAACGCGTGGCCGATGGCCGTCGAGCTCGGCGTCACCATACAGGTGCTGATGGACTACCGGCAGCTGCTGCATGATTCCGGCGTGTGCGTGCAATGAAAGAAAGCCCCGGCGCCCGCACGTTAGCGGGCGCCGGGATGAAAAGACCATTCGAACATACGGGAAGGGGAACGCACATGCCGAAGGTGACCATCGACGACCTGTGGCTGAGGAACGACAGCGAAGGCAATCCGCCAAGCAGCGCGGCCAAACGCTCCCTGGCGAACTCACGCAATCCGATGAAAGCCCACGTGCCCGAAAAATGGCGCAAAAGCCGGTATGGAATCGGCATGAGATGGCGATGCCATTGGACCATCGTCAAGGACGGCAGGCGCGTGCAGAAGGCGAAACAGTTCGCCAAGCTCGCCGACGCGCAGGAATACGCCGCGGCCATGGAAGACGACATCAGACGCGGACGATACCGCGACCCACGTCAGGAACTACGCCTGCTGGACGACGTGGCCCATGAATGGCTCACGTCGAAAGTCGACCTGAAACCCGGCACGGCCGGCCGATACGCGAGGGAACTCAGACTGTACATCCTGCCGAAATGGAGCGGGACGACGTTGCGGGAGCTTCGTCCGGACCTGCTGCAGGAATGGGTCGGCCAGCTCATGGAAGGCGGATATCCGGCCTCATTGCCGGAAAGACGCGACCCGAAGCCATTGAGCGCGCGCAGCATCCGCAACATCGTGAAGGTGGTGCTCAAAGGAGTGCTCGACCATGCCGTGGACCACGGCTGGATCGGCGAGAATCCAGTGGACAAGGTCACCGTGCCGAAAATCGTCACGGCCGGCGACGACATGGTGTTCCTCACGATCCACGAGGTCGAACTGCTCGCCGACGAGGCGGAAAGGATCGGAAGACCAGTGGACGGGCTGCTGGTCAGATGGCAGGCCTACACGGGCTGCCGCATCGGCGAATCGCTCGCATTGAAGGTCGGTGACGTGGACGTGGCCAGACGGCGCGCCGAATAAGCCGCACATGGACGGACGACGGGCATGGAGGCAGCATGCTCGGCACTCCGAAGAACGGCAAGACACGCAACATCGCGATCCCGCGATTCCTCATGCCGCAGATCGAAAAACAGATGGGCGGCATGTCCGACGACGATTGGCTGTTCCGCGCTTCCCGTGGCGGGAACATCTGGACGAACACATGGCGGACGAGAATATGGAACAAGGCCGTCAGGGCGGCCGGCATGGAGGACGAGAGTGTGACCATCCACAGTCTGCGCCACACGTACGCGAGCTTCGCGATCGCCCAGGGCGCGGACGTGAAGACCCTGCAGATGCAGCTAGGCCACAGCTCCCCCAGCATCACGCTGAACACGTACACGGCGTTGTGGCCGGAACGGTTGGACGACGTGGCCGACGCCGTCGGGGCTTTCCGCGAGCGCGAACTTGGGTGACGTTTCGATGGAGATACCGCAGTGTTTGTATGCATTTGTATGCGGACTATCGCAGCGGATAAAAGAAATGCCTTGGAAACTTAATGTTTCCAAGGCTTCCGGTCGGGCTGACAGGATTTGAACCTGCGACATTCTGCTCCCAAAGCAGACGCGCTACCAAACTGCGCTACAGCCCGTTCATGCACTCCCGCACGTGGCAGGTGAACACGAGTTTCCATTGTAGCGTATGGTAGGACAACGACAGGCTAGAATGGCAAATACTGGAGGGAACGCGCATGGGACGTCATCAGCAAGCCGAGGCTTCAGGCATCATTTCCTTCATGGCATGCGCCACTCTTGCATGGATCGCCATGGACCTATATCTGCAATTCGCTCCCGCCATCTGGCGTGTCACCCAACGCCTGTTCACCGTGTGTGCCGGAATCACCGCGGGATGTGGAGTCATCTCGTTCACCTTGGGGTATGCGCGCAACTCCAGGTCGATGACGTTGAAACATGGCTGGACCATTCCTATTCGCCGTATCTTCGAGATACTCGCTTTGTCCGTGGTCTACGCGTCGACCATTTTCGTCACGGCGTTCATGCTGCTTTCCATTGCCAGCAACATGATGGGGTTGCGCACGTTAAAAGGCTATCTGACTGCGCTCTGCGCCGCGATCTCGGGGGTCGTAGGCTATGTCACGTTCGTACAGGCGGAACTCATGAATGCCAAGACCATCGCATCCTTGTTGCCGTTCTTCGTGGTTTCCGGTGTCAGCATCGCAGGATTGACGTCCGATGATCCATACTGGTACAACAACAATTTCTCCCAATTGGGCGATCGAACCACTTTTGCTGCTCGTATGTTCAATTCGACATTGATGTTGGCCGGCGTCTGCATCGTCATCATCAGCTATTTCGCGATTTCGGAGCTCATCACCACGCACCGTCTGCAGATGCAGTATCTGTCTGCAAGCGATGAAAAAGAAGCTCCCAAACACTTCAAGGCGCGGATTCTTCTGCTATCGACCATGCTGACGCTCGCAGGCATCGCCTTCATCGGCATCGGCATGTTCCGTTACACGCCGCATCCGATTCTGCACAACGTATTCGCCCGCGGTCTTCCCTGCCTGATGAGCGTGCTGATGATCGCGCTGCCTTGGCTGGCCCCGCAGCTTTCAAAAGTAGTATATGTGATTTCAGACCTAGCTATCGTGATCGGGGCTCTTGCCGGGTTCCAGTGGTTGGCGGGGCGTAACACGTTGACGAACGTCGAGGCTCTTGCCGGCATGATGTTTCTGGGCTGGTTCATCATCTTTTCACGGCAGATTGCGGCCATCGAATCCGATCGTGTGCAGACGCAGCTTATTCTGGCGCAAACCAAGCGGCCAGAATCCGTCGAGGATCTTGCGGAGGTCAGCGAAACCGTTCCTGGAACCGTTTCCCGACTCTCGTCGGAAGTCTAA